CGAATGATTGAGGATGCACTGGTTATCTATCGGATATCCAGAGCACCAGAACGTAGAATTTTTTACATCGATGTCGGTAATCTCCCTAAAATTAAAGCAGAACAATATCTCAAAGATGTTATGAATCGTTATCGTAACAAACTAGTGTATGATGCAACAACTGGTGAAATACGAGATGATAGAAATCATATGTCTATGCTTGAAGATTTCTGGCTTCCACGAAGAGAAGGTGGAAGAGGAACAGAAATTACTACTCTTCCCGGTGGATCTAATCTGGGGGAGATAGATGATATCACATATTTTCAACGGAAGCTATATCGTTCTCTTAATGTGCCAATTTCACGTTTGGAAGCAGAACAGGCATTCTCGTTAGGAAGAGCAACAGAAATTACAAGAGATGAATTGAAATTTACTAAATTCGTACAACGTATTCGTAAAAAGTTTGTTCCTTTATTCACTGATATTCTCAAAACACAATTATTATTGAAGGGCATTATTGCTCCAGATGACTGGGCTGAGATGCAAGAACATATTCAGTATGATTTCTTACAGGATGGACATTTTGCAGAATTAAAGGATGCAGAACTTCTTAACGATAGAATACAGACTCTTGACTCGATACAATCCTATATTGGTACTTTTTTCAGTAAAGAGTATGTACTAAAGAAAGTTTTACGTATGAATGATGCAGAAATTGATGAGATGAATTTACAAATTAGGAAAGAACGGGATACTGATCCAATGGATGGTGGAATTGATGTTCCAGATGGTGGTGATGGTATTACTCGTTATCCACAAGATGGTGGTGGAGCTATAGTACCACCAGAGGCAATGCCAGATTATGAAGAACCAGAAGGTAATGGTGGAAACGGAGGAGGTTTTGGAAAATGAGTAGAGAATTTGTAGACGCAATGGAAAGAGGAGCTAATTTAGAAGCAGAGACTGCATTTAAAAATTCAATAATTTCGAAAGTTGGAGGTGCTCTTGAAGTAAAAAGAAAAGACTTAGCAAATACTTTTGTTAGAAATACAACAACAAAAACTGAGGTAGAAAATACGGATGGCACAGAAGTTTAGTGGTGTTTATAATACAGTAATTGAAAAGGATGAACATAAAAAATCTAAGCAGTACAAGAAATTGTCTCCTAAGATGAAGGATGCTGTTGACCTAATTTTCAAAAAAATGGAGTCTAAACCTTCAGATTTCCTAAATACTTTTGAGAAAACTATTAAAGAAATCTCGAAAAAATTTAAGGTTCCTGAGAAGGAAGTTATGCGTTATTTCGAAAAAGAAATGTTATCAATCTAGGGAGTGAATAATGGCCATCACAACACAGACAGTAATGGATTCGGATTTTGAAGTTGTTACGAAAAGCACGATTACATCAACAAACGCAACCGCTTTAAAGGTTGTTGATGTCTCTGCTCTTGGTGGTGCTGCCACTAATCCTAGAGTATCAATTGTCTCACTTTGGTGGACAGTTAGTTCTGTTACAGAAATTGAATGGGACGCCACAGCTAATGTAACTGCATTTACGGTAAATACTAATGGTAGTTATAATGCTGGTGGTCAATCTCTACCATCTATCTCAAATAATGCTGGTTCTGGTATTACTGGAGATATTTACATAGAAAATGATGGTGCTTGCACTGGAACTATAATAATTAAAATGAAAAAAGTATCTGGCTGGGATAACATAATAATAGAAGCATAAGGAAAGATAATATGAACACGGTAAAATTATTTTCAGAAGCTGTAGAAGATGTAGAGTTTATCACCGAAGCAAAAGAAAATGGAGATAAAAGCTACAAAATTCGTGGCATTTTTATGCAAGCAGATGTAAAAAATCGTAACGGCCGTGTATATCCTATGGACATTCTTGAAAAAGAAGTTACGAAATATAATAAGAATTTTATTAAAGAAAATCGGGCATTCGGGGAATTGGGACATCCAGAGGGGCCAACGGTCAATCTGGAAAGAGTATCTCATATGATTACGGCGTTACATCCTGATGGTAAGAATTTTATTGGCGAAGCTAAAATAATGGACACACCTATGGGTAAAATAGTTAAAAATTTAATGGATGAAGGTGCAAAACTAGGTGTTTCCTCTAGAGGTATGGGAAGTTTGGATTCAAAAAACGGAGCCAATTACGTGAGAGATGATTTTTATCTTGCAACAGCTGCTGATATTGTAGCAGATCCCTCTGCTCCTAATGCTTTCGTAGAAGGCATTATGGAGGGAAAAGAGTGGGTTTGGAATAATGGATCACTTGTTGAAGCACATGTTGCAAACTTAAAAAAGAAATTTGACGTTAAACAACGCCAAAAACAGGCAAACACTGAAGCATTAGAGTTTGCCAAATTCCTCAAAATGTTATAACTTATAAATATTAATCACAGAAAGGTAAGGAGATAACCCTATGTCCGATACAGAATTAGATAAAACAATTGAAGAGCTTGAGGCAGAAGTTCTAGCAGAACTTGAAGAGGCCGGCGACCCAACAAAGAAGGGTGCTGCTCCTGCCGAGAAATCTGATAAAATAGACGAACCAACCCCCGGCGGAGAAACCGAGGATCTAGGCAAAGCTGTTGTTGATCCTGAGCAAGATAGTTCCTTAGGCAAAGCAGCTACAGCAAAAGCTAAAGAAGTTTCTGGTGATAAAACAAAGAAATCTGCAAAACCTGCTGATAAACCAGAGAAACTTGCTGCTGGAGATGAAGTTGACCACGATGGCGACGAACTTGCTGAAGACAAGAAATTGACTAAAGCACAACATCTTGAAGCAATTGGTAAGATGAAAAAAGCAGACATCGAAGAGATGCTTGCTAATCATTCTTCAAAACTTGCTGAAGCAGAAAATGCTGAGTCTGATGCAGAGTTAAAGAAACTTGAAGACACCAAAGCCGAGATTGAAGAGAAAATCAAAAACATCTCAGTTAAAGAAGATGTTGCAGCTCTTGTAGAAGGTGAAGACCTTTCAGAAGAGTTCAAAGAAAAGGCAGCTACAATTTTTGAGGCTGCGGTTAAATCCAAGATTCGTTCTGAAGTAGAGCGTCTTGAGGAAAGCAATAGCAATGCAAGAGAACAAGAAATGGATACCTTCAAGGATGAACTTACCGAGAAGGTAGATACTTATCTCAACTACGTTGTAGACGAATGGACCAAAGAAAACGAGTTAGCAATTGAACGTGGACTTAAAGGTGAAATTGCTGAAGACTTTATTTCTGGCCTGAAACAGTTGTTTGAAGACCATTACATTGATGTTCCAGACGAAAAGTATGACGTTCTGGAAGCACAATCTGAAAAGATTTCCGAATTAGAAGAGAAACTAAATGAAACAATTCAAAAGAACGTTGAACTTAGTGATACTAAAACTACTCTAGTTCGTGAACAGGTTATATCTGAGGTTTCCGAAGATTTAGCCGACACTGAAATTGAAAAGTTCAAAGAGTTGACAAAAGATGTTGAATTCGATAATGAAGCATCCTTCCGTGAAAAACTTGATACACTGAAGGAAAATTATTTTCCGAAAGTAAAAACATCTTCAACTTCTGAGACAATAAATGATGTAGATGGTGGCACCGCACAGGACATTGATACGACAGATACGATGCAAAAGTATATGTCAGCTATCAGTCGTGATCAAAAGGCGAGTGCATAATAAATTATAATAAAGATGTAAAAAAAGGAGAAACAAATGTTTCAGACAGAACATCTACAGGAAAAGTGGCAGCCAGTCCTAGAACACCCCGATCTTCCAAAGATTGAGGATTCTTACAAGCGGGCAGTTACCACTCTCATCCTAGAAAACCAAGAAAAAGCACTTCGTGAGGACAAAAACTTCCTTACTGAAGTTGTGCCTTCTAACTCGATGGGTGGCGGACAGATGGATACATGGGACCCAATTTTGATCTCATTAGTTCGTCGTGCGATGCCTAACTTGATTGCATATGACGTATGCGGTGTACAACCAATGACAGGGCCTACTGGTCTTATCTTTGCAATGCGCTCTTCGTTTATCTCTCAGGACGGTGCAGAAGCACTTATGGACGAATCTATGCCTGGTGGAGCAAATTCATCTAACCAAAACGCTGGTGGTACAATCGGTGGTGGTGACGTTGCTTCTACTGAGACTAACCCATCAGTTCTTAATGATGACCCTGCTACTGCATATACTAGTGCAACAGGTATGACTACGGCACAGGGAGAAGCATTAGGTGACAGTTCTACGAATGCTTTCGCACAGATGGCTTTCTCAATCGAAAAGTCAACCGTTACGGCGGTTAGTCGTGCTCTTAAAGCAGAGTATTCGATGGAACTTGCTCAAGACTTAAAAGCACTGCACGGTCTAGATGCAGAAACAGAACTTGCTAATATTCTTAGTTCTGAAATTCTTGCAGAAATCAACCGTGAAGTTGTTCGTTCCCTGTATGTTACCGCTGTTAAAGGTGCTCAGGCTAATACGACAACTGCTGGTGTTTTCGATCTTGACACCGACTCAAATGGTCGTTGGTCAGTTGAGAAATTCAAGGGTCTTATGTTCGCAATAGAACGTGATGCCAATGCTATCGGTCAACAGACTCGTAGGGGTAAAGGAAACATGATTATTTGTTCAGCAGACGTTGCGTCCGCTCTTCAAATGGCTGGTGTTCTTGATTACACTCCTGCTCTTAACAATAACTTAAATGTTGATGACAGTTCTACTACCTTTGCTGGTACAATGAATGGTCGCTTCAAGGTTTATGTAGATCCATATGCTGCTAACGTATCTGCTTCACAGTACTACGTTTGTGGATATAAGGGCACATCACCTTATGATGCAGGCTTTTTCTACTGCCCATACGTTCCTCTTCAGATGGTTCGTGCGGTTGGTGAGAATTCCTTTCAACCAAAAATTGGATTTAAGACACGTTACGGAATGGCCGCTAACCCATTTGCTGCTGCTGGTGCAGTTGCTGCTGCTGATACGGTTAATACCGATGCGTCTCTTGATGCAAATACCAATGCTTGGTATCGTCGGGTTAAAGTTTCAAATCTCATGTAAGATTTGTTTCTAATAAGAAACTTGACTACAAACTTAGAGGGTGCTTTCGGGCACCCTCTTTTTTTGTTATAAATAAGTATATGGCAACATCAAAAGCAATAGATCGACAACCAACA